CTGGACCCCGACCGGATCTCCTACACCCAGACCCTGCGCCTGATCCGCCGCACCGCCACCGGCACGGCGGCCATTCCCCCCTCAGGACTGGACTGACCACCTACCCCGAATCCTGGCCGCGATAGCCGGCATGCGCATCCCCCGCCGCCGGCACCGCACCTGCCCCCGCGCCGTCAAACGCATGCGCCACAACAGCTACCGCGTCAAACAGCACGACAAACCCGCCAGCACCCGCCACCCCGGCCCTGCCACCCTCCGGTTCTACTTCCTCCAACCGGACACAACAAGATCAACTTAAGCTACGCGGCATTGGGCAGTAGGGTCGCCCTCCGGTTCGACAACTGGTTCATCTCTATATCTAGCGAGATAGGCGCAGCTAGCCGAACTTGCAGATGGGTCGCAGACCCATACAAAAACGGCCGTTTTTGCCGTCCGTTTTTGCGTCCGAAAAAATGTCCGAAGTTGTTCGCGCACGCAGAGTGTCATAGTGTGGTAGTGCGATGGTGCGATCAGCACGTCGCGCGTTGGGGGCGACGGCCCGCCACGTGTGTTCAGACCACACGTCACCGGCAGGCCGCCGCCAAGGGGTTACCTTCCGCCGCGCAGCCTGCGAGCAGCTATGCGAAGTGCCCCAGCGAGCGGTCTCGTACCTGTTGCGAGACCGCTCCATCCTCCGAGGTCAGCGGCTATCCCAACCGCATCCACCCCGAGAGCGCCCCACTCCAGCAGGCCGGCGATTCGCTCGCGCACCTCGTCAGGCGGTACCCCTTTACGTCGAACCACGATGACCCTTTCCCGCTTCCGCCTACAGCATCCCGACTCTCAGGCGCTCATGCCGGAAACGACAGTTCCCCGACTGGAAAGGAATGGGCAACGGGTTCAACAGGTGTCATTAAAGGCGATTAACCATCGAGTCCGCAACGCGGCACCCCGATCCGGGGAAGCAACGTCCAGACCACCGATTACAGCTCCGCCCACCTGGGTGGGCCTCCTGCTCTCTCCTGCACCCACACACCTAGACCAATCCCCGCCGATTATGTGCTGCACGTCACAGGCTGCTCGTTGATTGGTGACATCTCGGGCGCACGGTTGGCTCGTGATCCCTTGTTCATCGCCCCCGTGCAGCAACCCGACCGACCTCGACGTCTACGTGTGCGGGCTGTGCCTCGGCAGGCTCGACGGCGACCTCGCCGACGTGGCCGACCTCGCCGAGGAACTCGACACCACGATCGCCCGCCAGACGCGAACCGGGATGCCCGTCGGCTCCCGCAATGCCGAGGTAGGGCTGCCCTACAACGACGGCGCCGCCGAGGTCGGCCGCGACCTGCGGTCGGTGCTGTCGACCTGGGTTCGTGAGCTGTGGGAGACGCACGGGCCGCGCCGGGTGGTCATCACCGCGGCCAACGTCAGGACGACCGAGCTGGACCCGCTGGACCTCGACGACACCCTCGCGGAGATGGCCGCCTGGTTGCGGCGCCACCCGTCGTGGATCGAGTACCACCCGGCGGGCGGCGAGCTGGTCGACGAGATCGCCGACGCCGTCGAGCGCGTGCGCCGGGCGGTCGACCTTCCTCCGGCCCGCACGTACTGCGGACCCTGCCCGGACTGCGGGACCGACCTCTACGCGCGCCCAGACCGTGAGCTGGTCCGGTGTCGCGAGTGCGAGGCCCGGCACGAGGTCGAGGCGCGACGGGCCGCGCTGCTCGACGCCGCACGCGGGCACCTCGGCACTGCCGCCGAGATCGCCCGCGCGTTGCCGAGGCTGCTCGGCCGCGAGCTGTCGGCGAACTCGCTGCGCACCTGGGCACGTACCGGGAAGCTCACGCGACGTCCGCCGGACGCGCAGGGCCGAACCCGGTACCTGGTCGGCGAGGTGATCGACGTCGCGCTCGCGACCCCGACGCGGTCGCGTGTCACCCGCGCCGAGCCCTCGTGTGCATAAACTGCGAAACCGCAGCGGGTGAACTGTGCCCATCCCCCCCGGCACACGGCCCCGAGACCCACCTCCCCCGGTCTCGGGGCCGTCGCATGTCTGGACGCAGGCGAGGTGATTTCCCTTGCCGCGCAACCAGGTCGCCGACGCCGACCGCGACCGCGTGCGCGAGCTGCACGCCGAGGGCAAGAGCCGCAACGACATCGCCCGTGTAACCGGGCGCTCGGCGTCGACGGTGACCGTGATCGCCCGCGAGTTGGGGCTGTCGTTCGACAGCAGCAAGACGGCCGCCGCGACGCAGGCTCGGCAGACCGACAACCGTGCCCGCCGCGCCGAGATCACCAGCAGGCTCTACGGCCGCGCCGAGCAGGTGCTCGCCCGCCTGGAGTCGCCGGGCTACAAGTTCACGGCGACCACGGTGCACGGCATCGAAACCAAGGTGCTCGACCACGTGCCCGCGCAGGACGAGAAGTCACTCGCGAGCGCGCTGTCGACGCACCTCGGCGCCGCCGCCCGGCTCGAAGCGATCGACGCCGAGAAGGGCAGCGAGGGCGCTAAGTCCATGTTGACCGGGCTCGCCGTCGCGCTCGGCATCGCCACCACCACGGCTGTCGATGAATGATCTTCCGCTGTCGCCGAGGCAGCTCGAATCGCTGCGCGAGTCGACGACGCGCGTGTCGATCTGGTCCGGGGCCATCCGCAGCGGCAAGACCATCGCGAGCCTGTTGCGCTGGTTGATCTACGTCGCGAACGCACCGCGTGGTGGTCAGCTCGTGGTCGTCGGCCGCACGCGGGACTCAGTAGCGCGCAACGTCTTCGCGCCACTACAAGACCCGTCACTGTTCGGGCCGATCGCCGACCTTGTGCACTACACGCCGGGGGCGCCTACCGCGCGCATCCTCGACCGTGTCGTGTACGTGCTCGGCGCGAGCGACTCGAAAGCCGAGAAGGTGCTGCGCGGTCTGACGTGCTGCGGCGCCTACGTCGACGAGCTGACCGTTATCGCAGAAGAGTTTTTCGTGCAGTTGCTCGGTCGGATGAGCGTCCCCGGCGCGCAGCTTTTCGCGACGACGAACCCCGACTCGCCGGCCCACTGGGTGCGGCGCCGCTACCTCGACAGGCTCTCTGAGCTGCCCGACTGGCGTTCGTTCGCCTTCACACTCGACGACAACCCGGCGCTGACCGAGTCCTACAAGGACTCGATCCGTCGCGAGTACACGGGCCTGTGGTTCCGGCGGTTCGTCAAGGGCGAGTGGGTCGCGGCCGAGGGCGCCGTGTTCGACATGTGGGACCCCGCCGAGCACGTCGTGCCGTGGGCCGAGCTGCCAGACATGGCGCGGCTGCTCGCCGTCGGGATCGACTACGGCACCACGAACCCGACGTCGGCGATCCTGCTCGGCGAGGGCGTCGACGACCGGCTGTACCTGGTCGACGAGTGGCGCCACGACCCCGCGCACGCGCGGGTACGGCTCACCGACGCGCAACTCTCCGCCGGGCTGCGCGACTGGCTCACGGTGCCGCACCTGCCACGCCCGAACGTGCTGCGTCCGCAGTGGATCGTCGCCGACCCGGCGGCGGCATCCTTCAGGGTGCAGCTCCACAACGACGGCGTCACCACGGCCGCAGCCGACAACGACGTCGCGTACGGCATCCGCGTCGTGTCGAGCCTGCTCGCCGAGAAGCGGCTGCGGGTCGCCGACCGGTGCACCGGGTTCGTCGCCGAGGCGCCCGGTTACGCGTGGGACGACAAGGCGACCGCCAAGGGCGTGGACCAACCGGTGAAGGTCGCCGACCACTCGCTCGACGCCGGGCGCTACGCCATCACCACAACGGAAAACCTTTGGCGCGCAACGCTTGCGCTCGCCGCGTGACCTACGACAGGAGGTCACGCCATGCGCGACCAGTGGCCCCCGAAGCCGTTCGACATCGCCGCGAGCAAGATGCGCGAGTGGAACGCCTGGTACGTGGGCAAGGCCGAGGACCTCGCCGCGCTCTACGGCAACGGCCCGGTTGTCCACTCGCGCCCGTCGCAGTACCGGGGTGGTCTGGTCGGCGCGGTGAGCCGCTTCTTCTGGGGGCGCCCGGTCTCACCGCGGGGACAGCAACGGACCCGCGTGCACATCCCGCTCGCCTCGGACCTGGCAACCATGTCGTCCGACCTGCTGTTCGCCGAGCCGCCGCGCGTGCGTGTCGAGAACTCCAGCGCGCAGACGCGGCTCGACCAGATCATCAACACCCCGCAGACACACAGCGCGCTCCTGGAGGCCGCCGAGGTCGCCGCCGCGCTCGGCGGTGCGTACCTGCGGGTGGTGTGGGACGGCGACGTTCGCCCGCACGCGATGCTCGACGCGGTCGACGCCGACGCCGCCGTGCCCGAGTGGCGTTGGAAGACGCTGCACGCGGTCACGTTCTGGCAGACCGTCGCGCACTCCGACGGCGCCGGGGTGCTGCGGCACCTCGAACGCCACGAAGCGGGCCGCATCGTGCACGCGCTGCACCTCGGGACCGAGGATGAGCTCGGCCGCGCAATCCCGCTCACCGAGCACCCGTCGACGGCGTGGGCCGCCGAGCTGGTCGACGCCGACGGGGCGATCGAGACCGGTACCCGTCGGCTGACCGTGACGTACTGGCCCGAACATCCGGCCGTCGCGCGAGTGGCGATCGGTGCCCGCGCTGCGTCCGTTGGGGCGCAGCGATTTCGACGGCGTCGAGCCGCTGCTCGACGTGCTCGACGAGGTGTACTCGTCATGGGTCCGCGACGTCCGGCTCGCCCGCGCGCGGCTGATCGTGCCCGCCGGGTTCCTGCAACCGCTCGGCCCCGGTCAGGGCGCGATGTTCGACGACGACCAAGAGGTGTTCACCGAGCTGAACATGCTCACCGGTCGCAGCGAGTCCAAGCCGATCACGGCGACGCAGTTCGAGATCAGGGTCGCCGAGCACAAGGCCACGGCCGAGCAGATCACGCACGACATCTTGCGGGCCGCCGGGTACGCGCCGTCCAGCTTCGGCGAGACCAACGGCCGCGCCACCGGGGTCACCGCGACCGAGGTCGTCGACCGCAGGGAGTTGTCGGAGACCACCCGCGACAAGAAGTCGCGTTACTGGTCCGCCGCGCTCGCGCCGATCACCGCGGCCTTGCTCGACGTCGACCGGCACGTGTTCGGCACGCCCGGCGTCGCCCTGGACGAGGACCCGGTCGTGAGCTTCGGCGACCAGGCGCAGGCCGACGTCGGCGACCTCGCGCGCACCGCGCAGGCGTTGCTCGCCGCCGAGGCCGCCTCGACCGACGTGCGGGTGCGGATCGTGCACCCCGACTGGGACGACGACCAGGTCGACGCCGAGGTCGCCCGGATCTTCGCCGAAACCGGCCGCAACGTTCCCGACCCCGCCACCTGGCGTGGCCCGCAGGACGGGGGCGCTGATGGCCTGGGAACCGTCGCCTGACGATGACCCGCGCGACATCGTCGAGCAGCTCGCCCGCGACATCCTCGCTGTGTTCACCGAGGCCGAGGCGCGGCTGCTCGCCGACATCGCCCGCCGGGCCCGCCTCGGGAACGACGTCCCGGAGTGGGCCACGCAGAAGGCATCGGCGGTGCGCGAGGTCCGACTCGCAGTCGAGCGGATGCTCACCCAGCTACGCGCCGAGACCGGCTCGGCCGCCGCCGAGGCGGTGCTCGCCGCTTGGCAGGCCGGGGCCGCCGCAGGCCTCGCGCAGCTCGCCGACGCCGGGGCGCTCGACCGCTCCCAGCTCGCCGCGCTGCGCGACGTGATCCCCGGCATGGACGCCGCCGCGCTGCTCGCGGCCGACCTGACGTCGAGGCTCGACGCCCTGTATCTGCGGGTGCTGCGGTGGGCGCAGGACGCCTACCAAGTCGCGGTAGCCGCAGCGGCGCCATTGCAGTTGCTCGGCATGGCGACGACCCGCTCGGCGCAGCGCTCCGCCTGGGATCGGCTGGTCTCGCAGGGCGTGACCGGGTTCGTTGACCGGTCCGGGCGGTCGTGGAACCTGGCGAGCTACGTCGAGATGGCGACCCGGACGGCGTGTGCGAGGGCGTGGAACGACGGGCATCTCGCGCGCATGGAGCAGCTCGGCGTCGAGCTGGTCACCGTCTCCAACACCACCGACGGGTGCGCGCTGTGCTCCGTGTGGCAAGGAAAAATCCTCGCCAGGGCCGGCGACGCAGGCCCGCGCACCGTCGAGAACGGACTCACCGGCGAGCCCGTCGAGGTCGACGTCGCCGCCACCGTGGAGCAGGCCCGCGCCGCCGGGCTGTTCCACCCCAACTGTCGGCACACGCTGCTCCCGTACATCCCCGGCGTGACCCGGCTCGCCGAACCGGCCGAGCACGACCACGCCGCCGAGGACGAACGCGAGCACCTGCGCGAGCTGGAACGCAAGGTACGGCGCGAGAAGCGCAAGGAGTCCGGCGCGCTCGACGACACCGACGCCCGTAAAGCACAGGCCCGTATGCGCGAGCTGCAAGCCGAGATCCGCGAGCACGTCGCCACCACCGGGTTGAACCGCAAGCGCTACCGCGAGCAGACCAACCTCGGCCACGGCACCGCGGGCAAAGCTCGTGCCCGCCGCAAGGCCGTCGACGAGCACGTCGTCGAGGGCACCGTCGAGCAGGCGCGGCTCGACGCCGTCGCGGCCGAGCAGGCACGGCGACGCGAGCAGGAACGCCTCGCCGCCGAGCAGGCCGAGCAGCAGGCGCGCGAGCAGCTCGCCGCCGAACTGGCCGCGCTCACCGACGACGACCTCGACGCCCGGCTCGCCGAGGTCGCCGACGACGAGACGGCCGTCGACGCGGTACTCAACGAGATGGACCGCCGCCAGGCCGAGGCCGACGCCGCCGAGGCCCGCCGCGAACGCGACCGGGAACGACGCGAGCAGCAGCGCGAGCAACGCCGCGCCGAGCAGCTCGCCGAGTACGAACGCCTTGTCGCCGACGGCATAGACGACGAACATGCGTGGGCGCAGGCCACCGGCACAACGGTCGAGAAGTTGCAGCGCGAGGACGCCATCAGGCGACTACGGGCCGACGGCTACACCGGTCGCGGGTTCGACGAGTTAGCCCGTGCCGCGTATCGCGACTACGTCGCAGAACAGTTCTGGCAGGCCGAGGAAGACACCAACGGCTACCTGCTCAACAACGCGGGCGAGGCCGCAGGCGTCGACGCGCGCGAGCTGTTCACCGGACCCGTTGGCCGCGCGCGCAAGTGGGCATCCGACGAGCTGCTCGGCTGGTGGGACGAACACGGCCGCATGTCCTTCGACGAGTACGCCGCGTGGCTGCTCGGCCGGGCCGCCATCGCCCGCGAGGCCGGGCGCCGCACCGGCGGGGAGAACTGGTTGCAGTGACCCGCTCCGCCGATGTCCTCGCCGCCTACGCCGCCGGACGGCTCGCCGCCGAGCAACGGCAACCGGCCGCGAACCCGTACCGGACGGCCGAGGGAGCAACTCGAGCTCCCGCTCGATCGCTCGCTATCGCGTGGCGGGCCGGGTTCCGGCGAGTCACCGCCGCGTTCCCCGTCGACTACGCGGCCTAGCCGCCGCGACCGCCCTCCACAACGACATGTGGTGCGCCCGCCGCTCGACCTGGCGCCCCGCTCCCTTCCCCATCGCTGGCCTAGGAGGTCTGCCCATGTCCGCACCCGTCTCCGCCGAGACCGGCGAGGGTGCCCCGACCGAGACGGCGCCGGAGTCCACCGGCGCCCCGACCACCACCACGCCACCCGGCGATGATGGCACCGGCTCGGCCACCACGCCGCCGGAGCAGACCGCGCCCGACGTCGACGCGCTGCGCGCCGAGCTTGCCGAGTGGCGCGCCAAGGCCGAGGGGCAGCAGGGCGTCGTCGACAAGATCGCCGCCGCGCTCGGCATCGGCACCGCGGGCACCCCGCCGACCGTCGAGCAGGTCACCGAGCAGCTCACCACGGCGCAGACCGAAGCGCGCGAGCGCGCGGTCGACCTGGCCGTGTTCCGGGCCGCACCCGCAGCGAACGCCGACCCCGACGCGCTGCTCGACTCGACCGCGTTCCGGCGCCGCGTCGCCGACCTCGACCCCGCCGACGCGAAGTTCGGCGAGCAGGTCGCCGCCGCCATCGCCGACGCGGTGAAGGCAAACCCAAGGCTCGCAACAACTCCGGCCGCTCCGCAGCGCAGCGGCGGAGAGATCACCGGCGGCTCGCCGACCACCTCCGACGACCTCGGCTCGCTGTCAGTCGAGGACTACATCAAGCGCACCCGGAAGAGGGGTAACTGACCTTGCCCAACCAGCTTCTCACCGTGGACGTGATCGCCCGCGAAGCGATCGCGACCCTGTACGAACAGACCGTCATGGCCGGGCTCGTGCACCGCGACTACGAAGGCGACTTCACGGGCAACAGCGGCGACACGATCACGATCCGCAAGCCCGCCGTCTTCCAGGTCAACGAGTTCAACCGGCAGACCGGAATCCAGTTGCAGGAGGCCCGCGAGGGCTCGACCACGCTCACCCTGGACAAGGTCCCCGACGTGTCGTTCGCGGTCACGTCCGAGGACTGGACGATGCGCATTACCGACTTCCGCGAGCAGTTCCTCGCACCCGCGATGGAGGCCATTGCGCAGTACGCCGACCGGCTCGTGCTCGGCCTGCGCGCCGACATCACGCAGACCGTCGAGTACAACCCGGCGGCCCCGAACCCGTCGGATGTGCTGGTGGACGCCGGGCTGGTCCTCAACAGCGCGAACGTGCCGACGGCCGAGCGCCGGGCGGTGGAAAGCCCGACGTTGACGGCACTGTTCCAAAAGGACCCGCTGTTTGTTCAGGCGCAGCAGGTCGGCGACGACGGGACCGCGCTGCGCGAGGCCTCGATCGGCCGCAAACGTGGTTTCGACAACTACATGAGCCAGAACGTCAAGGACGACGTCAGCGTCGCGTTCCGGCGTGAGGCGTTCGCCCTGGCAACCCGCACTCTGGCGCTGCCGCGAGGCATCGGCGCCGGGCAGGGCGCCGTCGTGAACTACAAGGGCCTTGGCCTGCGGGTGATCTACGGCTACGACATGAGCAAGAAGCAGGACGTTGTCAGCATTGACGCGCTGATGGGCGTCAAGACCCTGGACCCGAAGCGTGCCGTTCTGATCAAGCGCAAGGCGGGCGCCTGATGCTGTCCTACCGCAACCGCCGCACCGGTGAGGTGCACGTGCCCGAGCCGGGCTCGTGGATGGCCGACCGGCTCGACGGGCTGCCGCAGGTGTGGGAGCCCGTCGAGTCCGTCGAGGGCACCCTGCCCCCGGCGAAACCGGCGCGCAGCGCCCGCAAGTCCGAATGGGTCACCTATGCCCTGACGCGCGGCTACAGCCGCGAGGACGCCGAGAGCCTCTCGCGCGACGACCTCGCCCGGCTGCTCAACGACCCCGACGCCGAGGCGTAGACACGGTGCGCGTGTACGCCACGGTGGACGAACTGCGCGACTACGCAGGCGCCCACGTCGTCACCGACGACTCGCCGCGCCGCCTCGCCCGTGCCTCGGAGCTGGTCGACTCCCATCTGCTCGCCGCCGTGTACGAGGTCGACGCGCAGCGCTACCCGACCGGCGCCGAGGAACGCGACGCACTGCGCCGGGCAACCTGCGCCGTCGTGGAGTGGTGGCACGAGACCGGCGACCCCGTCGGCGCCGCCGGACAGTACAGCGAGTCGCAGATCGGCACCGTGCGGCTCAAGCGCGCCGACCCCGCCGTGCCGTCGGACATCGCCCCGAACGCGGTCCGCATCCTCACCACGGCCGGGCTCCTCGCGCAGTACCCGCTCGCCCCTGACCGGTGGGTCACCGGCTACGGCAAGCCGCAGTAACGCAGGTAGCCGGGGGTGATGCGTGCAGATCCCCGCGGTGCTGTTGCCGCACACCATCACCGTGCGCCCGTACCTCGGCATCGGTCCCTACGGCGACGTGTGGGGCGACCCGGTCGTCGTGCGCGAGGTGTTCGTCGAGGACCGGCGCCGCCTGGTCCGCAACCAGTCCGGAGAGGAACTCGTGAGCGAGTCCACCGTGCGCGCTCGGCCGCACGTGTGCATCCCGGTCGGCTCAAAAGTCACTGTCTGGCAAGGAACATCGCTCGAACGCACCGGACGCGTGATCACCGCGAGCCTGTTCGACCACCCGTCGAGCTGGTCGCACATCGAGGTCGCTCTCTCCTGATGCTCTCCTCTGCCATCAGACAGGGGCAGGGGGAGGGGGAGGGGTGATAATCCGACAGTGGGGTGTAACGTCATGGTCGGTCTAGTGTCTGCGTTGCTCTTCGCGTAGCCGAAGTAAAGATTCGCAACTCGCACTAGAATTGGACCGAAGAATGACCCCTTTGAGTGTCGACTACTTCAAGTTCGGCGACATCGTGAGCGTACGATGGCACGGCAACGTGTGGGTTCCCGGTCGCGTAGTTGGCCATGTCGAGACACCAGCATATGAAAACGAACGGTACCGATACGAGAACTATCTCGAAAGCCCCGAGGAGTACCGGAACCCAATTCCGCCACCGGACGAGTCCAATAGGTTTGCGGTCAAGGTGGCGATAAATCGTCCTTCATTTGGTGAAATCTACTGGCGACACCGCTATTTCTTCGCAGGATTCCCGACGTTTGATGAGCGTTCACCCGATGACGTCCACCTGATCGGACATGATCCCAGCTGGGACGCCTTCGCCGTCGAGCCGTATGCACCGGCCGAAAGGTACAGAAGTTCGGGCATGTACCTTCCCGGTAACTACTACCACAACGAAACACCGGTGTGGGCTTGGGAAAACGGCGAGTGGCACCCGGCAACGGTAACCAACGTAGAACGTTGGATCTCGGTCCGATACCTCAAGGGGTTCAGAGACAGTAAAGGTAACGGCGGAAAAAGTTATCGAACTTGGCAGATTTCGCCTGTAATTTCCGAGCGATCCTCTGTTTTTGAGGCACTCCTGAGCAGAGGGAACGGCACGCACTAGCTCTTCCAAAATCCTGCCAGCGCTATCCCGCTGAAGCGGAGGTGCGATTGGCTGTAGAAATCGGCAGGAACGGCGCCGTCCGCGTTGGGTGGAACGGCGCGGCCGTCACCGAGCAGGCCCGCGAGGGTGCCGCGCGCGGCCTGGCGCTCGGCGCCGAGCACGTGCGCGGGGTGTCGGTGGACCTGGCGCCGCTGGACACGGCGGCACTGCGGAACTCGGCGACGGCGAGCCACGACCCCGACGCGCTCACCGCCGCCGTTTCCTACGACACCCCTTACGCGGCAAGGCAGCACGAGGAACTCGACTACCACCACCGCACCGGCGGACCGAAGTACCTCGAACGCGCGCTCGTATCCGAGGCCGACCTCGTCGCCCGCCTGGTGCAGGCGCAGATACGCAAGGCGCTCGGCACGTGAGCTGGACACGCACCCTCGCGCACGGGCTCGCCGAGCACCTCGCGGCCGCGGGCATCGCCGTCTACCGCCCGACCGGCGCCTACCGCGACGACGAGGTCGGCATCGTCATCGGCACCGTGCCCGCCGCACCGGCGCGTGTCCTGGTGCTCTCCCTCTATCCGCTGGCCGACGACGTCGACCAGGCCGACAGCGTGCTCGGCCTCCAAGTCCGCGCCCGCAGCGGCGGAGCGGACCCGCGCGAGGTGCTCGACCGGCTCGACGACGTGTTCGACGAGCTGCACGGCGCGACGCACCTCGACCTCGGCGGCGCCCTGGTCCACCTCGTCGTGCGCACATCGTCGGTGCCGATGAGCCGCGACCAGTCCGGCCGCTACGAGCACGCCGACACCTACCAACTCACCGCCCACAGGCCCACACGACACCGCAGCTAGGAGGCCCCGCCTAGTGGCTCTACGTTCTTTGCTGGCAAAGGATTGGACGCTTCAGGTCGACACCCGTACCGCCGGCGCAACCGCCCCACAGTGGACACGAATCGGTGGTCTGACGAGCTTCACCGAGACGACCGACGACAACACCGAAGACGATGGCTCGTTCGACGATGACGGGTGGGGTAGTTCCGTTGTCACGCAACGGACCTGGTCGATCGAGGCCGAGGGCAAGCGCAAGCGCACCGACGCGCAGGCGTTCACCCCGGACCCCGGACAGGAAGCGATCCGCAAGGCCGCGCGCATCGTCGGGTTCGCCGCGCACGTGCGGGTTCGCTGGTATCGCAAGGACGGATCACCCGACGCCTACGAGGGTGTGTCGACGGTGTCCGGGTTCACCAAGGGTGGCGGGAAGACGGACCTTGAGCCGTTCAACTTCACCCTGAACGGCCAGGGCGCCCCGACCGAGATCCCCAACCCCGCAACCACTCCGGCGGGCGCGAGCGTCGCCGAGACAGGCAAGGAGGTCGCCTGATGGCGTTCGTTGATCTGTCCGAGGTGCTCGACGCTGATCTGTCGTTGCCCTACAAGGGAAAGACCTACGTCGTGCCGCCCGTCGACGCCGAGACCGGTCTGCGATTTCAGCGGCTCGCCGCCGTGGCGGCACAGGCCGCGAAAGCCGCCGAGGCGGGCGAGCCGTTCGACCCGAACGCGGTCGCGCTCGACGACGACGAAGAGGCCGACCTGTTCCGGCGGGCGCTCGGTCCGGTCTACGAGGAGATGCTCGCCGACCGGGTGCCGTGGCCTGTGCTCAAGGTCGCGGGCATGACGGCGTGGCTCGATGCGGCGTTTAACCGGGAGACCGCAGAGGCGTACTGGAACGCGGCAGGCTCCCCAAACCAGACGGCCGGGAATCGGGAGACGCGTCGAGCGGCGGACCGATCGACCCGGCGACAGGGCTCCGCGAGTGGTACGACCCGGACCCGGTCGACCAGGGCGACGGCGACGGGCACACGTGGACGGAAGTCCTAGAACGCTGGCAACTCGTCGAGGCTGACCTGCACCAGGTCTACGGCGTCGACGTCGAGTCGGGCATTCTCGCCGCCCGGTCGTGGCGGTGGCTGCGGGTCCGTGTCGCCGGGCTGCTCTCGTGCGAGTCGAGGCTCGCCCGCGCGTTCGCTCCCCCGGAACACCACCCGCGCCGCCGGTAGGCGCCCGTCCAGTGCGCCGGGGGTGATGCCCCGTGGCGTTGACTATCGGCGAGTTGGTCGGGTTCCTCCGGATCGACAACAGCGGGTGGAGCCGAGGTCTCGCTCGCGGTCGAGGTGAGCTCGACAAGTTCAGCCGCGACGCCGACGGCCGCCTGCGGGACCTACGCGGGCGGTTCGTCGCCGAGGGCGAGGCCTCGGGCAAGGGGTTCGGCGCCGGGCTCGGCAAGCTGCGCGAGTACGCCGACAAGGTCCGTGACGTCGGCAACCAGGCGGGCGCCTCGTTCGGGCGCCTCGCGCTGTCCATGTCGAACGTCGCGACCGCGTCGTCGGTCGTGCACGGGGTCGTGCCGATCGTGGCCTCGCTCGGCGGCGCCCTGGCGCTGCTGCCCGCCGTCGGTGTCGCGGTCGGTGTCGGCATGTTGGCCGCCAAGGTCGGCATGTCCGGGTTCGGCGACGCGATGTCGTCGACGGACGACCCGGAGAAGTTCGCCGAGAGCCTCGGCAAGCTCTCGCCCGCCGCGCGCTCGACCGCACTCGCCGTGCGGGACCTCGCTCCGGCGTGGAAGGCCGTCAAGCAAGAGACGCAACAGAACCTGTTCGCCGGGCTCGCCGACGACATGCGCGCGCTCGGGAGCGGCTACCTGCCCGTGCTGAAAACCGGTCTCTCGGGGATCACCGCGGAGTTCAACACCGCCGCGCGCGGCACGGCCGGGTTCCTCGCCGAGGCCAACCAGGTTCAGACCGTCTCGGGGATCTTCGGGCAGGTCCGGACGTCGATAGGCAACACCACGACCGTGGTTCAGCCGCTCGTGTCGATCCTGCTCGACCTGGTCGCCGTCGGTACGACATTCCTGCCCGGCATGACCGACGGGTTCGGCTCGGCCGCGCAGTCAGCCGCCGAATTCGTAAGCGCAGCAAGGGAAAGCGGGCGGCTCGGCGAGTGGATCGCCGGCGGTCTGTCCACGCTGGAGCAGCTCGGCGACGTGTTCGGGAACCTGTTCGGGATCGTGCGCGCGGTCTACGGCGCGTTGGACTCCGGCGGGGCGAGCCTGCTCGACACGCTGACGCGGGTCACGGGCATGGTGCGCGGATTCCTGGAGTCGTTCGAGGGACAGCAGGCGCTCGCCTCGCTCGCGTCGCTGCTCGGCACCGTCTCGGGCGTCGTCACCGGCGTGGTGCTGACCGCGCTCCGGCAGCTCGCCCCGGTGGTCGTCGCGCTGACACCCGGTTTCGCGCAACTCGCGACACAGGTCGGTTCTGTACTGACCGCTGCCCTGCTCGTCGCCGGGCCTCTGCTGCTGGACTTGGCGACGTTCCTCTCGGACAACATGACGTGGCTCGGGCCGCTCGCGCTCGGGCTTTACGCTGCGGCACAAGCGTTTCAGATCGTCGCGGTCGCCGTCCGCGTGCTGAACGTCCTCACGATGATGAACCCGTGGGCGCTGCTGATCGCGGCTACGGTGGCGCTGGTCGTGCTGATCGTGTCCAACTGGGACACCATCGTTGCGGCCGTCGGCGCCGCGTGGGACTGGCTGGTACAGGCCGGACGCACGGCGTGGGAGTGGATCGTCAACGCGGTGAAGGCGGCCGTCGACTTCCTGCTCTGGCTGTTCCTGAACTGGTCGCTACCGGGCCTGATCATCAAGCACTGGGACACCATCGTTGCCGGAGTCCGGCTCGCGGTGCAGTGGGTGCTCGACGCGGTCGGCTGGCTCGGCTCGCTGCCCGCCAAGGTGGGCGCCTGGTTCGGGCAGGTCAAAGACTGGATCGTTCAGAAGTGGTCCGAGGCGGTCGACTGGCTGCGGGGCATCCCGCAGCGCATCCTCGGCGCGCTCGGCGACCTCGGCCGTCTGCTGCACGACACCGGCATGAACATCATCCGAGGCCTGCTCAATGGCTTCTCGTCGATGGCGGGCGCCATCCGCGACAAGCTGCTCGGGGATGGTCAAAGCGGCGTGGGGCTCCGTGCTGGACTTCTTCGGCATCCGCTCACCGTCGCGCCTCGCCGCCGAGGCAGGCGTGCACGTCGGCGAAGGACTCGTCAACGGCCTGGCTCGCATGTCGGGTGCGGTAGACCGTGCTTTCCTTGACATGGCGGCACTTCCGCCGATTCCTAAGGTGGTCATTCCGGCGCCTCGGCTCGCCACGCCGGGCGGTCCGGGCTCGGGCTCGCTGGACCCGTTCGACGTCCGGCGTGCCGCTGGTCCGGTGGTGCACGTGACCAACCACTACCCGCAGGCCGAACCGACCTCGACGACGGTCAACCGGTCGTTGCAGTACGCGGGCGCGCTGGGGGTGATCTGACCAGGCGACGTACACAGTGGACGGCGTTCCGCTCGATCACCCCGCCGGGTGCTGGAAGTTGCTCACCGGGACGCAGGTCCGGCCGTTGCCCGGCGTGCGGGCCGCGTCCGTCGCCGTGCCCGGTCGCGCTGGTGTCCTGCCGATGGTCGGTGAGGACGTCGAGGCGACCACGATCGGCCTGCAACTCGGTGTGCGGGGTGTCGGCCCGGACGGCGTCGACCGTGGCGCCGCCGGGCTCGACGCCAACCTGCAAGCGTTGTACGCGCTGTTCGGTGTGCGGCACCGGCTGCTCGACGTCCGGTACCGGGCGGCGCCCGGCGTCGGCGAGGTCGCCGCCGAGGCCGCGGTGATCTCGGCGTCCGAACCGCAGGTGTGGATCGGCGCCGCCCGTGCCCGGCTCGCCGTGGTGCTGCGCGTGCCCGGCGTGTTCTGGCGCGATTCGACGCCGTCCGCCTGGTCCACGCGCACGATCGGCGCAGTTCAGCGCGTTGACGTGCTCGACGGAGCGACCGCGCCCGTCGTCGACGCCGTCCTGCGGATCACCGGCCCCATCACCGATCTGCGGATCACCGACACCGCCACCGGTGGATGGCTCGGCTACCCCGGCACGCTCGCCGCCGGGCGGGCGCTGCGGGTGCACTGCGGACGGATGGACGCGCACGAAGCGCCGTCGGTGTCGTTCGACGGCACCGAGGCGAACGCGACCGGACGCGTCGTCACCGGTGGCCCCGGCTCCGGCTCGCGGTTGCTGGCGCTCACGCCTCAGGCGGTGACATCGGCACACGACCGTGGTGTGCAGGTGCTCGTCGAGGGCACCGGCACCAGCGACACCACGCTCGTCGAGCTACGAGCGAGAAGGGCGTACCTGTGAGTTTCCTAAGTCAACCTCGGCGCCTTGTTGATCTTGGTGGCGTGGTGGATGGCGGGGTCGAAGCAGGTCTTGTCGCGCCAACAGGCCCAGATGATGCGCAGCCAGGCGCGGGCGAGGATGCGGACGGCGTGGGCGTGGCGTTTGCCTCTGGTCCGTGCGTCGTTGTAGATCGTGGCGGCCCAGTCGCTGCTGTGCCGGCTGTTGTCGGCGAAGGTCATCAGGGCCTGGCGGGCGCGCCGGTTGACGGCGTGCCGGAAGTTCACGGCGCGGTGTTTGCCGGATTCCCTGGTGACTGGGGCGGCGCCGGTCTCCGCGCACAGTTGTGCGCAGCTG